AACCTTGCCTTCATCTTCATTCCATGCTCTAAATATTGCTCTACCACGTTGCGGACCAGTACCCTTCATAGAACTTAGGTTCTCGGCTGCCTGGTTAAATTGAATGCCAGCATTAGGGTTAAGTGACTCACCTTGTCTGCCTCTTTGCTTACGGCCTGCAGTTTCAAATATTGAACCTGATGCTGATTTGTTAGCCACATAATTTACAAGTGAGAATCCAGCAGCATTACGTCTACTTTGACCAGTAGAGTAAACAATGCCATTACGTGCTACATCTTGATTATAGAATGGGAATGCTCGGTACTTCTGCTCAGCTGTAACGTTTACTTTGCCCCAGCCTGACAACACTTCGGAATTGGCTGGCATGTATCCTCTAGCACGATCTCTGATAGGTATCATGGCGTTCTTAATATTTGTTTGCATCTCTTTATTAAGATTAGGGTCTAATACTTTTAAAGCGGCTTGAAGCTCTTTAACGCCTGTTACGTTTACTGGCATTTTTGATCTCCTTTGCTCTATCTTGTAAGACCTGCACAATAGCCCGTAACATCTCTGGGTCCATGTCAATGAACTCACTAGGCGCAATCCCTAGCTCTACAGATAAACTTGCTATCGCATAGAGCGTAGAATCACGCTGCACTATTTTTTTTCTTCGTCTAATACCTCGACAGTTTCTAAGCTGTCAATAAACTCAATACCAAATATAGGTACAGTTACGTTAGCCCTACGTAAGCACTCATGCGCTAAGAAATAAATCTCAGTCTGCCTCTCGTGATCACGTAGGACTTTACTAATTCCTGCGCCATACTTTAACTCGAAAGCGTACTCGACACCTGGTGTTATCTTATGCTCAGATACTTCACCATTAGCCCTTGTTATCTTTAGCTTTGCCATTACTACTCCTTAATTAAGGTGTTACGTCTACTACTATAACTGAATTACAAGTAAATGTAATGCTCTGAGTCGATATATCGCCTACAGATCCATTTAGATCTTGTGTGTTATTAACCAAAACTGTAGTTTGATACTCAGGATTGGTTGTGCTGATTGCTGCTGAACTGCGCTTAATTACTAGTGGCACTGTTGTACCCCATGCTGCTGCAAGTGTTGCAGTAACTGCGTTAGCACCTGATGCAGCTGTATCGTTTAATAGATCTAATGTGATTGTTGATGCTTCTAAACCTTTAGTAAACTTGTGAGCTGAGTCGCCCATCGCTGTTACTTCTAGTTCATCAAAGCTGCGGTTAATTGTGACGCCTGTAACTACGCCTGAAATATCGACGCTGTTAAGGGTAACAACCGCACCATTACTTAGAAATACGGCCATTATTCTTCCTCTTCTTTCTTTATAGCAGGTTTTTTAACCGCTGCTGGTGATTCGGTAATCTGGCCGATTCTAGCCAGAAATCTAAGGTCTTCCTCAGTAAATCCTTTATAACTCATATTAACTCCAACTCGTTAGGATTGATACAGTAATCTCAGACACAAGCAGATCACCACTTGCTGCATTAACTATTGCTGGTGCTGAAATGCTAGATATGTTCATCTGATAAGTAGCAGCGGCTAATTTTGTAACTACTGCTAAAATATAATCTTCCATGCCAGCCAAGTTACCCTGGTTATCAAATGCTGGTTTTGTAATGATAATCTTAAATGTTGCTAATGGATTTACACTTATCTCATCGTTATTAGATGGCGTAATGTATGGATCGCCAGGTGTAATTACCACTGCGTTAGCTAATAATGTTGCAGGCGGATAACTGAAAACTGACCAGATTCCAGCATTAGTTAAAGTAGTTGCTAAAGTAGATCTAAGTGTAGTTATTGCTGCTGGCATTAGCCCACCAGTGATGCTGGACTTGAATACGGCTGGATGAGACCACGCACTCGGTTAATCAGCTGATAACCCATCCGATAAGGGCTGGCAGTGACCCCATCCATACCGACCCCGCCCGTCTGGCTGACTTGACGTGCTTGCCAGATATCTACAGCTACGATCATCGCAGCCTCTCTGATTGCAGGGGTTGTCGCGTAAGATTGAGTCTTATGATCTGGGCCTGTGGCCACTCCGTACGGTACTACTTTGTGAAAAACTTGATCTGCGGCAGTTTTGGCATATTGAACAAATGAATAGCCATTAGGGTAATTAACTTGGCCGTAGTTATACATAAATACTGGGATAAGGCTAGTAGTACCAGATGTTGGCGGTACTGTGCCTGTAATTGTGTGCGTGCCATTAAATGTAGCACCGCAACCACTTACGACTATTGATTGAGTCGCTGCGAATGCGTTTGGATTGGCAAGCATAAGTGTTGCCACGTTATCTTGTAATGCTGTGCCTACCACTGGGGCGGTATTGAACCAAAGATATTGATTGATTAGGTCTTCGCTACTTTGGCAGACCTCTTCCACAGTAGTGTCAGAGTAGAGCGTGCCAATTCCGAGATTAGCCCGTAACTCGGCCACGGTAACATAACTGGCTGCCATCTCTACTCCTCTACTAATAGCTCTCTGGGGCTAGGGCTACTAAACCCCAGAGATTACTTATTTAATCGGTCTTATCAGGTCTTTTGGAACTTTAAGATTCCGTTAGGCATCTTGGCAATTGTTGCCATGTAGCCGTAAATTGCTACCTGTACTTGTAGATTTGATACTACATTAACAGACATGAAGTTCTGTGCTGAGCGATATACAGTGAAGGCCTCTGGTGCAAGAATAATTGCAGAGTTATCATCAAATGTAGTAGCTGTGAAGTTCTTGTCTACGTATAGATCAAGTCCTAGCACGTTACCACGGATTGATTGTGGGCCAACCTGTCCTGCTGCGTTCATTGGTTGTAATGCATTAAATACTGGACGCTTTGTTGTATCTTGCGCACCGATCAACGCACCCCATTGTGCTGGGTTAGCGATGTAGTTCTGTGCAAAGTAGCCAGTGTTTGTGTAGATAGTACGTGCGCCTTCTGTTGCGAATGCAACGATACCATCTAGATCTGCAGATGTATTTGTGCCGTTAGCACCAGCTTGAATTAAAGCTGCTAATACAGTCTGATCTAAACGCTTCAAATATGCATATTCAAGTTGTTTTGTAAGTTCTGCATAGAAGTTTGGATCTGAACGCTCTAGTAATTCTACTGAAAGTGTGTTCATACCAGCATACTTAGATACTGTGCCAGTTAGGTACTGTGTTTGCATATCGGTGTTTTGTACTGCGCCACCTTCTGCCTCTACAGTTACTTCTGGTGCAACACCATTTCCGCCACCAACTGATGTAACCAAAGAAGGTACGTTAATTGTCATACCTGATGTTGGTAGTGTGCCTTGTGAACATGCATCGATTGCTGGTGTACCAAAGCGAGTGTTAGTTACAAACTCACTTAGATACTGTGTTGGTGAAAATGCAGGGTTAGTTGAAAAATCATCCGCTGCAGTTACATATAATTTTGAATCTTCGTTACCTAGAGCAGCTTTAATTTTGTGCTCTGTGTATGCAGCCATAGAAGTAATTGGCGTGCGGATAGATGTCTGAATAAGTGGTGCTGTAATTACTGGGCGTGCAGCTTCTACTGTAGGAGTAGCAGCCTCTGCCTTTGCTTCTTGTGGGGCTGTTGCTAAATCTTCCACAGGAGCCTCGCTTTCTTTTGGTTGATTTGTGTCCTCTGCTTCGCTTTCGCTAGCAGCAACTTTAGTTACTTGCGCTGCACTAAATGCAGGTGATTCGACCAGGCTAACTTCTTTTAAAGTTGCGCTAGTTACATATAAATAATCTTTTTTCTGTATAGACTTATTAACGTCTACGCCAACAGATAGGCCATCAATTAACTGCTCGCCAGCAAGGATTAAAGCATCTTGACCTTGCATTGATGCGCTGATTTTAAATGATGCGTAGATGCCATCTTCTGCTTGGTTAAACTTTTGCATTCTGCCAATAGGACGCTCTGCGCTGTGTTGCATAAGCATCTTAACCTTACCTGGATCACCGATCTCGATTGAGCCTTTAGCAAATACGACCTTACCAACGGAAGTATTGCCTACTTCTTCAAAAGGCACGATCTTGCCCGCGATTACTCTGCGCTCTGTATCCGCAGCTTCTACTTGGCTACTGAATGTAAGTATCATCGTCTTGTTCTCTTCCGTTAGGTGTTAGGTTTTCCATTTCTTTTGCATCATCCACGTCAATAAGACCCAGAGATAACATTTTCTCTATTGCTTCTAGTCGCTTCATTGTGTCTGCACGTAAGAATGATTCTTCTATAGCAAACTTAACTACATGACCACGTGGGGTAATATCGTCCATGCTTAGGCGGTCTTCAATGGCACAAATAAATGGCTGTAATGAATACGCTACAAACTCTTTGCGTCCATCAATAATGTTCTGGTAAGTCATGCTGTTGTTCATGTCTGCAGATATGTAATATGCAGGTACGTTCATTGCTCTTGCAATTTGAGTAGCCAAGTATTGTTGCGCCTCGTTATACATCATATCTTTCGGGCTAAATCCTGTAGTCTCATAAGATAATGTGCTGGTTAAATATGCAGTAGATCTATTTAGTCGGCTTTGCTTCCATTGTGCTAATAATCCTGATACTTGTTGCTCTGGTAAATCTGCGCCAGTATTTTTAATGTAACCAGACGGCATTGGAGTCTGTGCAGATACAGCTGCTGCTTTTTCTAAATCTAATGCGCTTTGAATTGTACGTGCTGCGGTTTGTAATACACCTTGTGTTAGTCCTTGGAACGTAATAAGTGAACCAATACCAGACATAGGCGCATCAACACCATCAACATAATACGCACTAACTTCTGTACCAAACTTGTTAGTAGTAAATGTAACTCGGTTATTAGCAATCCACTCAAATCGAGATGGTCTTAAATCATCTGCATATAATTCTGTAACACGCCAATAAGCAACGCCATAAAATAACAGACTATCAACAGTCCAGGATAAAGTGACGGATCTAGGCTGCCGATAGTCTGGCTGTTCTAACCAAAGAGGACTCCCCAGTACCTCACCACTTGACTTCTTGTAAAGTTTTAGTGGCAGGTAGGAAACTACACCAGCAATAAGATTTCTGCAACGACTTACAGCTGGTACTTGCATTGCATAATTGCGATCTAGTCCGCCAGGAAAATTACCGACACCTGTAGTAAATGAACCATAGCCATAAGCTGTGTCCATAATGGCAGGGGCGTATTGCGCTTGGACAGATTCTTTTTTAGTGTTTATACCCAAAGCAGACAATAGACCCATATGTATACTTTATAGCATAAAACGTACTAATAGTGCAAATTAGACAAAGATTTGCGCAGTTTGTTGTGGGCGTGTCAACTGGCTTACGACCATGGCTAGGGATATAGCAGCTGTAACGTCGCCTGCAGATTTACGCCTAATAATGCGCCATCCAGCATCGCTAGTTTTAGCAGCACAGTTATTTAGGTGTTGTACTAGGTCTGCTTGACCACTATGAACCATTCTGCCATTCGCCATAGCATCTGATAAATCTGAACATGCTTGGTAGAACGCTTGACCCGATACGTCTTGCATACGCCATCCGCTTTGCTCTAACCGTGTTGCTATTGACTGCGTTGCATATTTGTCAAAACAAATAATATGTGGGTGATACTTTTTAGCCCACTCATTTATATCGCTGGACATTTTAATCTCATCTATTGCAATATCACTATGCCAAAGCTGTGCAAGTCCTACGGCTATTTTGCCGTCTTTCATTTGACCCATAATTAAAGCACCTGATCTTCTTGTAGGTGCAATATCAAAGGCCATTATAGTCATAGGCCCGACAGGGATCTCTAATGTGCTGTCACTGCATGCTTCTATACTGCCATAGACCCAAGGACTTACTGCGCTATCTACCCACTGGCATAACATCTCAGTACGTGTAGCTTCTATGCTGTTTGTGTTTACAGATTCTTCTAATGTGTCTTCTGTTATTAAATGCCCTAGTGCTGGATTAGCCATAGCCCAGGCTTTACGATCATGAACTTTACAATGCTGTGGTGCGCTGTATTCGTAATAACCTAGATTGTCCGGCGGATAAGATTTGCAACGCTCTACTAAATCATTAAGCACCGTACTAAATCCATCACCTGCGTTACTTGTCATTAAAGTCATGGCTGCCGGTCTTGCACGAGTGACTGGCAATGCAGCTGTATACGCCTCTGGTGTCCATTCACGTAACTCATCTATGTATAGGAAGTCTGCAGTCTTACCACGTGGTGCATCCCTAGTCGCTGCCGCTATCTCATACCTAGCACCGTTATTTAATGTAATAGATTCTTGACCATTAGCAAGTCTTATCTGTCTAATCTGTTTTAGTAAGAAGTCGTTATCTTGTATTGTAAATGCGACTTGTCTAAACGTATCTAATGCCATATTACGGTTAGAAGACATACCCAGCACGTTCTTAGATCCCCATAGGAAAAGATGCGACAGTATTAGCATACGTGCCAGATGCGTCTTGCCGTTTTGACGGGCGACTAATACTAGAGCTGTTTTCTTACGCCACATACCAGCATCATCTACAGCTAGTAAATCATTT